TCCAGATGAAGATGAGGAGGATGCACTTAGCTATTTTGCAAAATTAGCTGAAAATTAGAAAATACCCCGAAAAAAATTCGGGGCCATTTTTTACGCCAGAGGTCGCTCAAAACGACCTCTTTTTTTATGGTGAAATAAGTCTAGGATTTTCTGTAGATTTTAATTTATCTGTTATGAACTGATTAGATTCTTTATACACCATTATCTCTTCAATATCTCTAAAAAATATATCTAACAATTCTCTTCTTAACATGTTAATATTTCTTTTTTCATCGTTTAAATTTGTTTCATGTTGTAGAAATGTAATTGAAGTTATTTCTGACTTTGTGCGTGTGACCCCTCTGTCAACATATGTTATGGAATGAGTAGAATCCACATATAAACCAGCTGGTTGTATTAAATTATTAGATGAATCTCTTATTATCTTAGTTTCATAATGATGAATATTTGATAATTGTTCAGTAGTATATTTTTCATTTAAATATGTTAAAAAATCTTGATTACCCATTGGCCATTCATCTCGAACATGAGTGATGTTATTTGTAGTTAAAATGACCCAATCTAAAGCGGAGTCTCCATAAAACTCATATGCAACCTGATCTGGTCTTTCATCACCTTTAACTGAATATTTTGTAAAATTAACAAGACTACCGTAAACGTCATCACGCAAAACAGCTCTTTTGAATAAATTTTTAACTACTTCATAATCATAAGCAGATGTCCTATCATTTCTCAATGATGGATAATCTAAATTTGGTAATTTCTTAAAATAAGAATTTGGTGAACTTCTATATGCCATTTTAGAATCCTACTGTGTCCTCTAGATCTGGATCATTTTGATCGCCAGCGTAAATTGGTCTTAATTCAGCAAAGTTTAAACTCATCTTAATTGCAACTGGTTGAGAATCTTCATATGCAGACCAGTAACCATTTACAGCATAATCAACTGCGATTGTTCTCAATGCGAGTCCGCCTGGACTAAATCTATTTACTGTTTTTAATGTCTCGAAACCACCATTACCATCTCCCCTTCTATACTCTAAAGTGAATATATCAGGTGTTTTAAGAAAAGTTGAACTATTAAATTTAGGAGCCATGCCTGATTTAAACCACCTGATAATTTTTCGGATTTCTTTACCTTCATCACGACTTCTTGCAATCATCAAAAAGTCAAAGTTAAAGTCTCTCAAAACAGGGCCTTGAAATAATAATTCTGCATTAGGATTTAAAACTCTTCCACTCGTTCTTGCTAGAAATTGATCTTGTGATACTGATTGACCAGTAACTCTCGCTGTTGCTTCTGCTGCAGCTGCATTCGCAACAGCACTACCAAATCTTTTGAAATCTTTGATGAAAGAACCACCTCTTTTTGCTCTTTCTGTTATGGCCTCAACAGCTAACAAATCTTCCTTTGAAGCTCCTGTACCTGTTACGTTTTCAATGTTTTTTCCACGACCAAATCTTCCTAAAAATTTATTACCTATTATTTTTTGACCCTGTTCAGCACCAGCGACTGCAGCTAAACCAAATATGTTTAATTCACTCTCTCCCCATTCACATCCATTTGTATCAACCACTTTTGGCATCGGTAATATAACACTTCCTTGAAGTTGATTACCTAACATTGAATCACCTTCTACCACCCTCTCTAATTCAACTGGTTGCGTTATAATATTACCATCGTTATTAATATCCTTAAAGTCAATCCGATTGAAAAAATTCCTAAACTTCTCGCCCATAGAATTGGGGATATTGACTGTCTCTACACGTTTTGGTCTTGAACCTTGAGCCACAGGATCTGCATCGCTTTCATTTCTTTTGTAGATATATTTTGATATTTTAAGATGGTCTTGATTAGGATCAATATCAGCAGGGTAACTATATAATTCTGTATCTTTAGGCACCGCATAAAGGGATTTTAAGTTTGGAAATGCAGCAAGTATAACATTTTCATCGGTAGTATCGAGGAGCTTCGATACGTTATCTTTTATAGCTTTTTCATACTTTTTATTTAATTCTTCATCTGAAACAAGTGTTATAGTATTACCATATAATTCTTTATTACCACCGTGTTTATTAAAATTATAAGCTGTAATAGCGCCACTTGTTCGGAGTTGATTAGCAAATAAATCACTTTCTGGAGAAACAGGGACTGGAGCGTCAAAGGTTGAATGATCAGTCATAGCTATTACATCCCCCTTATCATTGTACTCATAGGAGAATCCGTCTATTATTTTACTTTTTGCCATTAGTTTGTGTTGTAAATTCTACTTCGTGGAACACTAATTCCTCTCATATCAACAAATTTTTCAGTGGGTAATTGTGCTACATCCATCCACTCTGATTCTGAAATGCGATATGGTTGTCCTCTGACACCAGCATAAAGATATCTATGTAGAGTTCGACGAGGAACTGCAATCGCACCCTGAGCAGAGTTATTTAGTAAGCTCATCGCAAGTTCTTCTCTTTGAGTTAGTTTGACATAGTGAAGATTGCAACCAAGAAATCCACCCTCTCTCATTTCAATTACATAAGACAAAGGATACATGTCATAATATGGTTGTTTTGTTTGTGCTTGATATGTAAAAAAATATAATTGTCCAGCAGCAAATCCCGCTGTATCTGCAGCGTCATCATCAAAATTTGTTGAACCAAGTTCTTGAATTAATTGTTCACGAAAATAATCCTCATTGACTTGTCCACCAACTCTATCTAATATATTCTGTAGAATGCTCATCGGATTCCTAATTCTTTTTCCGTCATAATTTTAAATTCTAATTTACGATCTGCACAAAACTCTTTTGCTGCTTTCCACTTTGCTTGATTTTTAACGTAAGTTACGGATTCATTTATCATTGTCTTTCTTGATTTACCTTTTGTTGCTTTTGGTTCAAGAGTTTCTCTCATTGGTTTGACTTCAATTACTGATCTACGAATATTACTATCTTTATCTTTATATTTGATGAAAAAATCAGGAAAGTATCGACGAACACGATTAGTTGTTGGATCTAAATAAGGAATCCAAAATTCTTCAGACGCCCATTCAAGTATATTTTCATTCAAATCACAGTAATTCATGAATTTTCTCTCCCATAAAGACCTATAAATAATATTTTGGGGGTCTCCTTTGTATTTTTTAGGATTAGAAGGCCTATATATTCCTTTATAGCTCATATATAGTAATAACAAGTTAAAATTATTTATTGTGTCAGAAAATAGTTTATTTCCAAGAAAAAAAGATATCTTTCAAAAAAGTATGAGAGATGTTAGGGATATTGTTGCTCGCCCTTCAATTGACACATCATATGAAGTTGTCTTTTCATTTGGAAATTATGAAAGATGGTTAGAAGGTAGTAATATTATTTCTGATAGAAAAAGAAGTCAAGGATTTGATTTTAGAAAAAAAATGTCAATAATGTGTGCTGAAGCAGAATTGCCAGGCACTCTCTTTCAGACAAATCTTGCAACTGGTCATCATCAAGGTATCAATGAAGAATTTCCAAATCTTAGACAATTTCCACCTCTTAATTTAACATTTTATCTTGATGCAGATCATGTAATTCTTGAAGTTTTAGAAACATGGATGACATTTATTAATCCAATTAGCAACGTATCTGGTGCAAAAAGAAATAGTGCATTCGGTAGATTTAATTATCCAGAAGATTATAAAGAAATCATGCATGTCACAAAATTTGAGAAAGATACTTTCATAGAGGGAGGTCAAACAAAGTTGTCTACATATGAGTTTATAAATGCTTGGCCAACTAACTTAACATCAATGAGAGTTGCCTATGGTGATTCAAATGTGTTAAGATGTAGTGTGACATTATCTTATGATAGATTCTTTACAAAATTTAGTTATGAGGAAACTAATCAATCTGTTGAACGCATACCTGATGATAATATTATATCAAGGGATCAACAAAGACGTAAGACTGGGGCGACTCAGAACAAACCTAAGACTGGGGCGACTCAGAAAAAAATCTTTGGCGCTGCTGATATGATGTCAGGGAGACTATATGATAGAAGCATTTACCAATAATGATTAAATAAAATACTGAATTAAAAGATTATGCCTTTGCCAACAATTGCAACTCCAACTTATGAGTTGATTTTACCATCAACAGGTAAAAAATTAAAATATAGACCTTTCTTAGTAAAAGAAGAAAAACTATTAATATTAGCACTCGAATCAAAAGATCAATTTGAAATTACAAATTCTGTTAAAGATGTATTAAAAGAATGTGTGATAACAAAAGGAATAGAAATTGACGACTTGCCTACTTTTGATATTGAATATATTTTCTTAAATATTCGTGCAAAATCAATAGGAGAGGATATCAATGTAATTGTAAAATGTCCAGATGACAGAAAAACTGAGGTGCCAGTTACAATTTTTGTAGATGAAATTGAAGTAGTTAAATCCAAAGAACATAAAAAGGATATATCTCTTGATAAAGATATGACTCTTAGAATGAAATATCCATCTTTGAATCAATTTATTGAAAATAACTTTGACATGAACGACAGATCAAAAACTACTGTTGATAAAACTTTTCAATTGGTTGCAGATTGTATGGATACTGTTTTTACAAAGGAAGATGCTTGGGATTCAAATGATTATAGTCCAGAAGAGAGAATGCAATTTATAGAACAATTAAGTTCAAGACAATTTAAAGAGGTAGAGAAATTTTTTGCAACGATGCCTAAATTATCCCATACTATTGAAGTAACAAATCCAAACACAAAAAAGAAAAGTAAAATTGTTTTAGAGGGTTTAGCCGATTTTTTCGGTTAAGTATTGCAAGAGAGGATTTAGAGGCATATTATCGAATTAATTTCGCCCTCATGCAATACCATAAATATTCATTAACTGAGATTGAAAACATGATGCCTTGGGAAAGAGACATTTATTTAGCTCTTTTGAAGGATTATATTGAAACTGAAAATTTAAAGAGACAACAAGAAGAGGGTGTCCAAAGGTATGGATGAAGAACAGGAAATTCTCCAATCAAGTTTAGAACAATCTGACAAAATTTCTATTAATAGTTTTTTTGGATCACCGATTGGTGGATTGGCTAATCGTGCCTTGACACAATCAAATGAAACTTTAAAGATTTCATCAGTAAATCGTAATTTAATCAAAACTCTACAATCAAGCATTGAATTACTTAAAAGTCAGGTACAACAAATAACAAATTATTTTGTTATTGATAAACAAGAAAGAGGTAAAATATTAAGGCAGAGAGAGATAGAAGATTTTGAGAGAGAAGATGATCAACAAAAAGGATTGGTAAATCCTCAGAGAGCTAGACCAAGAGAATCTTTACCATTCTTCCCTGAGGCTAGATTTTCTCAAGGACTAACAGCGGGCATGTCAAGTATTGGTGAAAAACAAGGTGTTGCTAAGTTTCAACGAGACATTCAAGGTTCAAAATCCTTTTTCTTTGGAGGTCTTGTGCCTGGCGAGGGTAATGCTGATACCGTTAATGCTAAACTAACGCCTGGTGAATTTGTTCTTCCAAAAGATAAAGTTGAAGAGTTTACTCCTAACTTTCTTTCTGGATTAATAAAAACTGGAGGTGGAGATAAGAACGAGTCTGTTAATCCATTTAAAGTAGAGGACACTAATACACCAGATTTCTCTCTTTTAACTGCTATATCAGCATTAGAGGGTGGAGATTCTCAAGCAAGAGTTGATGTTGCACAGTCAGTTTATAATCGTTTGAATGAAGTTAAAAAAGATATAGGAGATGGGCCTGGAACAACTGCAATTACAGATTATACAAGAGATTCTTTTGTATCTGATGAATCTGGTGTATTTCCAGAACCCACTCTCTCAGATGTTCTTTTAAAGGATAAACAATATCAACCAGCGTTCATAGATCCAAACATAAGTGATACTGATGATCCGAGAACTAACGTTTCACCAGAATTTTTAAACGTTTCTAATAAAGAAACTGCCATTCAGGCTATGAAATCATATTATGATAAAAGAGGTGATGAAAGATCTATGGAAGACATAGAATCTTTATATGATCAAACTGTTATTGATTTACAAGATCCAAAATTGAATAAAAATGCTTCCGCATTTGTAGGCGGAAATACTGAATTTTTAAGTGGTGAATCTTTTAAAGAGGGTGATCAATATCGAGGAGAGTTGGGAGTTGATAATACATTTTTCAGTAAATTTGGAACTGGAACTCAATCAGAAACAGGTGCAGCGATAAGTCCGTTGATAAAAAATCCTTTGAAAGATGTTGAGGCTGGTGCAATGACTGAGGTATCAGATGAGGAAGCTAAAAAATTAATTCAGTCTGAGGAAGGTGAAAATCCCTTAGTAAACATGCTTTCTCCTCTTACAAAAAAACTCGAAAGTTTTACAAAATCTGATACTGCAAAAAACTTAAAAAATATGGCTGATACTGATGCTTTGGGATTGGAAAACATGGCAAATAAAGCTAGTGAAGTTATTGGAGGTAAGGAGGGACTTGAAAGTCTTAAGAATGATATTATATCAATAGTTGGAAATCAATTACTCAATAAAATTACGTCTGATAAAGAAGATAAAGAAGATGAGAAAGTTGATTTTAGTGTTCCTCCTAGTCAATCTGAAGAAGTTGAAAGAGATATTGCTCCTAATGAATCTAGCGGGAAAGTTGTTCAACCCGCTTCTAGTGGATCTGGAATGGGTGATGTCACTTCTAATGAATCTATAAAAGAAGCTGCTCAAAGTTTAATGACACCTCCTCCTCCTCCACAATCAGAGACAATTGAATTGCCACCACAAGTTCAAGGAGATGATGGTGGAGAAGGCAACATAGCGGGATCTGCTCCTCAATTTAATACTCCCACACCTAGTCATGATCCTTTAACAGGAACTGAAAGCCCATTGATTTTCATTGAGGTTATATCTAATCCTTTCTTATCAATACCGTAAAATGACAATAAATAATAACAATTTTTTTGAACTTTCTATAAAAAGAGATAAGGAAACAGGAGATCTAATAAAAGAATCATTGTTTGGTGATACGGAAACTATTGAGAAAACATCTCAGGATGGTTCTTACTATTCCAAAGAAGAAACAACTGTAAAGGGTTCTGGATTTATCTCAAAATTTTTTCAAAAATCATCTGAAGATGGAGTTGAGAGCGAAAAATCAATGTCGGAAAAAGTTTTCTCTATCGGAGTTCCTGATATTATGGAACATCAAGATCAAATTCTTGAAGAAATACACAAAATAGATGGTTTTGAAAATGTTACCATAGATGATGTTTTGAATGGAACAACAGGACTGCCAAAGGATCAATTATTCAATATTATGTTTAATAGTGATGCATCAATGGCTACAGGTAAAAAGAAGGAGTCGGGCACTGATGGTTATGGTAAAGGTGAAATAGAACCAGATCAATTTGTTATGGCATCTGATGAATTTGTTACAAAAACAAAAATAAAAACAGAAAAAAACTTAGATGGGGAGAATATAGTTAATCCAGATAAGATTGATATGCTTAACGAACTTGCTGGTAGCATAAATCAAAGTGTAGATACATCTAGAGGAGTTACCACTGTGATTCAACCTGTGATTAATAATGTACCAGTGCCAAAACCTGTCCCTCAACCAACTCCAGTTCCTATAAAAGGTAGAACAAATACGATAGTAATTGGTTCATCAAAAAATCAAAATTTACTAGCTAAATCAATAAGATAATGGAAAGAAAATTTATAATCAATGATTGTTCTTTAATACCATCAGAGGGATCCTCTTTAAAGAGAGAATTTAACATAGCTGCTGGTAATCCAAACATTACATACTTTGAGAGTATTAAAAGTCCAGCAATATCATTATCATTAAATTTTATTGATGTTGATCAATTAATAAGTCGTGAAGGAATTACTGGTGGTGAATATTTGTCCCTAAAAGTTAAAGTTGAGGGATATGATAAAGAATTTGAAATTAAACCCAAAAAACATTTAATGATGCTTAATTCGGTGAAAGATGTCTCAACATCCTCATCTAAGCAACTTGCAACTTTAGAATTTTTATCCGTTGAGGCAATTGTTAATGAAACTTCAAGAGTAAATCAAAGATTTACTGGTAATGTTACTGAAACAGTAAGAAAACTGTTAAAAGATAAAAAAGGAATACGAACAAAGAAAAATTTAGATAGTGATCGAGCATCAAACGCATACTCTTTTGTGGGTAATACAAAAAGACCATTTGATACTATTCAATGGTTATGTTCAAAGGCTCAATCATCAAAAGATGGATACGGTTTTTTATTTTTTGAAACTCTTGATGGTTATGTTTTTAAATCAATTGAGAATTTATTAAAAGAGAGAGCACTTGAATATAAAAAATCAGAAACGCCAGATGGTGACATATCAGGTCTTACAATTTTGGAAAATAATTTAAATCAAACAAGTGATATTGGCATGAGTTGTAGAATGGGAATGTATGCAAATAAAACAATTTACATAAACATTGACAATGCAACTTTAAAAACTGTTGATTTTAGAATTGAAAGTTTAAAACTTAAGAAACCGCCTAAATTGCCAAATAGATTAGAAAAAAATCCAACACGATTAATGTTAAGAATTTTAGATAAATGTGCTCTTCAAAAAGGATCTAAGAAAAAACAAATACAAAAAGAAAACGAACTTGCCATTTATCAAAGTAAGTCCTATGCTAGAAATAATTTAATATTTTCACAGTCTATGAGTGTTTCTATTCCATTTAATCCAGAGTTGAGAGCTGGTCAAATGTTGAATCTTAAATTTCCACTCAGAAAAGGTGATGATCAAGAAACCACCACATATGGATCAGAATCTGATGATGACATCAGTGGAAAGTATTTAATATCAGAATTAAAACATGTCATAGGTGGTAATAGAGCCAATACTGAATTAACTTTAATTCGTGATGTCTTTACCGCTTAAATAGTAAAAAGCACTTAATCTTATGAAATCAATCGAAGATCACATGGAACATGATAAGAAAATTATCGATGATCCACAAGCAAACCCTGCAGCACGCAGACATGCAAAAGAAGAACTACATGAATTAGAGGAGTATGTAGAACATCATAAAGAGGAGATCGCAGCAGGCGATCACCATGATCCAAACGCACTTGAGTTATTTTGTGATAATCATCCAGACGAACCTGAGTGTCTAATCTACGACGATTAATTTAATGTTTCAACCAGCAACAAATTTTTGGGGAAAAGATCCTATGAATTGGTGGATTGGTCAAGTGACCGATCCAGACAAGGGGAAGTGGGGAGATGCTCTTGAAAAAACTCGAGCAGCAAATGGAGAAGAAATCAATGGTTTTAGATGCCGAGTTCGCATAGTTGGATATCATGATTGTGCAGATGATCTACCCGATGAAGACTTGCCCTTAGCACACATTTTGTTGCCACCAAATACTGCAACTACTGGTGGTTGTGGAGAGACAGTACAATATCAAGGTGGAGAGGTTGTTGTTGGATTTTTTATAGATGGTGAAGATGCACAACAACCAGTAATATTTGGAACTCTATTTAAACAGCCATTTATTCGTGATGAATTAACAACCTCACAATTTAGAGCAAAGAAACAAACTTGTTTTCAACCATACACTCCACCAAAAGTTGTACAAACATCTGGTAAACAACATCAATTCCAAGAGTCACGTTGGACTCGAGCGTTTACAGATGGCGAACGTGTAAAGAGTATAGCTGCAAAACAAAAAGAGGCAGCGACAAACATAACTGTTAATAATTTTAGTCCTTGTGAAGATAATGAAATATCAAAGATAAGTGATGCAATAAAAAACTTCACTCGAAAAGCACAAACACTTCAAGAGTTAAATGAAGCATCGACATATATTGATCCAATTTACGGTGGGATTGTTGATATTAAATCAGAAATACAATTAACTACAAATCAAATTCATAATTCAATGACGAAGTTGGTTCGTCGTGGTCGTTCATGGTTGATTCAAGAAACTCTTGATAAATTAGATAAAACTATGGAGGAGAAAACTGATAAATTTAATCAAGTTGTTTTAGGTCAGGCTACAAATGCATTAACAAGTGTGATTTTCTGCAATATCGAAAAGATACAAGATGAATTGCAAGATTATCTATCTAAAAGCTTAGAGAATATGATTGGCCAAGTTTTAGATGTTCCTATTTGTGGCGTAGAAAATTTTATGGGTGATATGTTTGGTCAAATTAATAACCTCATAGATTCAAGTCTTGGTAGCATGTTCGATCAATTGAATAATATTCAAGGTGGTGGCATCGCACTCCCTAGTGAAACATTTTCTAAGGCAATTAAATTTGCAAATATTATTACAAATGTTCTTGATTGTGACAAAACTAATTGTCCTCCAAAACCAACTTCATACTCTTCAAAAAGTGGAGTCACTGAGTCAATTGAAGATAGTTTTAAGAATATAATTGATAAAGTTGGTTTGAATCAAAAAGTAACTCCACTTTTAGATAAGATAGATGATGCAATTGAAGCATCACCGTCTGCACCAGATTGTAACACGAATGTTCTTAAATGTGGCCCACCAAGAGTTGATTTTATTGGTGGTGGTGGCCAAGGAGCGAGTGGTAGCGCCATCGTAAATGCTCTCGGACAAATTATTGGTGTTGCTATCAATGGGCCAGGATTTGGATTTGAAGAACCACCTCTACTTTCATTCTTTGATAGTTGTGACAAGGGATATGGTGCTGGTGGATATCCAGTCATGGGTGAAGTGACTAATTCAAATGGTGATAAATCTCTTGGTGTGGTTGATGTTGTAATAACTGACACTGGGCAAGAGTATCTACCAAACACAACAGAAACAACTCTCAATCCAGATGGAACATTAACTGAAAAAGAATTGTTTCCAGATCCAAATGGAAATTATGATGGTAAACAGTCATATGTAACATCTCTAGGTGAAGTTGTTGTTGATAATGTAGGATTTGAATATTCAAATGATGACACAGCAACAGTTAGTGGGGGATCTGGAGAAGCACAAGTTGAGTTAAATATTCAAAATGGTTTTATTGTGGGTGCAACAGTTGTAAATGGTGGATCTGGATTTACTTCACTTCCAGATATTACAATAAATAGCGACACTGGAGCTGGTGCTAAATTAAAACCAGTTCTTAAATTTACTAAAGTAGATGATGCATCTCAACTTGCAGATACAAATATTCCTTTCGATAGGAATTTGCCTGTTATAACCGTAATTAGTTGTATTGAAAAATAAAAATGTCAAAAGCACCAAACGATAGAAAAAACATAGAAAGGCAAACTAGATTAAGATATGCCATTCAAAGTGGTCAAAGTAGTATTCATGGTGATACAAACTATGAAATTCAAACTCAGGAAGCTCAGTCTTTTGGGTTTTATGCTAGCACAGGTCAGGGTGCCTCTGAGGGTGGTGGGCCTGGAACAGGTAAACATGTTTTATATACGCCAGGTTCTTCAACAGAAGTTCTTGGTGAGGGATTAAAAGTCAGAAAGCCTGGCGACATATCACAATTACCAGCAAAGATCATAAAGGCTAAGAGAGGTGATATGATTTTTGAATGTGAAAACGGTAATATATTATTGAGAGCTAAAAATATTTTTGTTGATGCAAATGGTGGTGGTCAAGATGGTCAATTTACTGTGAAAGCAGAGAGACTCGCAGACATCGGAGCTCCAGATATTCGACTTCAAGGTGAAAAGATTACAGCAAAGTCCACTAAAGACATGACTGTGATTGCTAAAGGTCAATTTGAACTTAAATATGGTTTCATGGTCGCTGCAGCGTTTGCTGATGCAAACTTTGGTGCTTTAACAAATAATTTGAAGAAAACTCAATTATCAACACAAAGAAACTTAAATTAACGATGAATATTTCTAGATTACAATCAGATAAGTTAATCGTAGGAACAAATGATGTTTCTTACGCTGCACCTGACACATCTCCAAGTGGATCTGCTATTTTAAATGGCCCTGTTTTAATTGGAAAACCATCAGCTGCGCCAGGATATGAGGGTGCTTTGAATGTTGCTTCAAATGGCGCTCCACAGAATTCACTTGATACTCAACCAGCATATAAATCAAATCTTGCAATTAAGGCTGATGGTAATTTGACTGTTGCAGGCGATAGTAAAACTGCTAATGCTCTGCTTATATCTGGTGGTTCATCTGTTGATACGATTCATGTCATAGGTGACATGTTTGTGTCAGGTGCAGTTGATTGTGGTAATAAGGGAAAACTTGCAGATAGATTCGCAGTTGCGGATAGCAAACCAAAACCATTTGATTTAAAACATCCAACAAAGGGAGAAGGTCATCGTCTTCGTTATGCATGTATTGAAGGCCCCGAAGTTGGAGTTTATTATCGTGGTAGATTAAAAGGAAAGAACATTATTGAATTGCCATACTATTGGAAAGATCTTGTTCATGAAGATAGCATCACAGTTCAACTACAACCAATCGGTAAAAATCAAAATCTTGTGATTGAAAGTTTCAATAGTGAATATGTGGTAATTGAAATTGGTGCAAATCAAGATTTCTTAACTAATGAAATTCTAATTGATTGTTTCTATCATGTGTATGCTGAGAGAAAAGATGTTAATCCATTAATAGTTGAATATGAAGGTGATAGTTGGCAGGATTATCCTGATCCTAATTATAGACATGATGCTGTAAATCCACGATATGATGATCCTAAGTTTTCAGGCCCACCTAACACAATCACAAGTTGATAAATAAAACAGAAGAAAATTTGTACATAGCCCAATAAGATGCCTCTTTCAAGACTGGA